AACGGTAGAACCGTCAACGGCGACTTTTTGGCCGGCCACTACGCCAGACGTAGCGTTGTTAATTAATACTGAATCGATGTGACTTAGCTTTGAAGTAGCTACGCCAGTTGTAACGCTTGCGGCATCAAATGAAATGATTTCCATTTTCTTGTTACCGATTACGTTGACTTGTTTTGATGAATAGGAAAATGCCATAAACACTCCATTAAGAGGGGCCTGCGCCCCCCTGAATTACAATTTGATGAATAGTTGAACAGATCCAGAAGCTGAAACGGCATCATAGAAAACACCTACCGGCATTTCTGTCGCTACTTCAGAAGCTCTTGCTGAAACATAACCAGCGTTATCTGTACTCATCCAAGCGCGTTTTCCTGCAACAGAAGCTGAATTTGTTGAATCAAAAAGTGCCGAGTCATAAAGGCCGTAAGTTTGACACTTACAAAGAGCGCCAGAAGCACATGCGTTTACCATTACACACACTGGTGCGAGTCCAGTTGTTGGCGCTTTTACAACCGTTGCACCGTCATCTGCCGAAAGATCAAGAGCTGCGACTGCGCCCGCTGGGATTGCTTCGCTTGCCTTTACGTTGATGAAAAGTTTTTCAACAGACGCAGGAACTACCGCTTTTGCAAAATCTAGGTTTGTTGAGTGGCCGATGTTTCCAATAATTGCGTGAGATGGCGCAATCATGGCAAACATAAGCGTAATTGCTAAAAATAATGATTTCATAAAACTCCCTTAAAAAGTGAGGGGCACGAATGCCCCGATTTTAGTTATTAAGCAGCAACGGAAATGTCTTTTAACCATCCTTGGTAGCGAAGTACCGAGCACGCAAAAACACCTTTCCAGAATAGGCGCTGTAACATGGCGTCCATAGTTTCTAGGTCTTCTTTTTGAACACGTTTCATGTTGTATTCAGGATGAGCGTAAAGCTTCACGAATTTTTCATTTAGGAATGCGATTGAGTTTGCAGGAGCTAGGTTATCAACAATGTGATCTAGACCTGAGTAAACAAGCGTGTTTCCTTCGTGTCCAAGGCCATTAAGAGAAGACTCTCTTGTTGTTCTTTGGTGAGGCTTGATTAGTTCAAGGAATTCATTCATGACGTTTTGGCGCATAATTGCCACTGTTGGTTTTTCTTCACCTTCAGAGCATCCGCCAAGTGTTGCTTGGTGAAGTGCAGTCGTGATTGCGCGGTTTGTGCCACCGTTTGAGTTGACGTAGGCAACGTGAACAGAAACGTCTGTATCTGTAACGCCACCGTAGTTAACTGATGAGCTTTTTAGGAAAGCTTGAATACCTTGGAATTGTTTTTCAGTAAGAGCGCCTGTTGCCGCTGTACCGTCTGAGAAGATCCCCTTTGTGAATCTTTGTCTCATTGCTGATTCCATAGTTTTTAATCTTTGGTCAATCAGGTTAAGACGAGCTTCTTTTCCAGAGTTTCTTGCAAGGTCACGGTGAGTGATTACAAGAGACTCTTGCACTTCCACGATGTCGAAAGAAAGTTCTGTATATGGGTCATACATATCAAGAGAAAGAGCTTCCGCACCTTGATAGAATCCACCTGTTGAATTTGTGTCATCCATGTAATTGAAAGGGAAAGTCTTCTTTTCACCTGAATAAATACCTTCTTTGTCTTTTAGACGCTTAAGAAAAGCGTGGTTTTTAAAAATTGCATCTTTAACGCCGCCTTCAGCGTCAATTCCTTTAACAGTTAAAGCTGTTACTTGTCCGATTGTTAATGACATGATTTATCTCCGTTTGTTTTAAATTTGTTTCATTGCCTGGCGAAGAATTTCTTCATAGTTTCCAGGCGCCACTTTAATTGTCTCTTTCGCCGATGATTGGCCTGCACCGACTCCGGATCTTCCGAGAAGCTTTCCTTGTGTCTTTGCTTTTGTTGCCAGCATCTTTTGATAAGATTCGTTCGCTTTCATGATCTCCTTTCCGTGGACAGCATAAAGAGCTTCTTCGACCGTCATCTTGTTAGTGACGTCAGCGGTCCATGCTTGCTTCACTTTTTCCCAATCAGGTTTAACTCCTAACTTTGCTAGTGCGGCCGCTTGTTTGCTTTGCACTTCGCTCAAGTCTTTTTCCCAGCTTTGCTTAATTGAACTAAGCTCTTCCTGTTGCTTTTGCCCTTTTAGGCCTTGAATTTCTTGGCGCAAGTTATTCACTTCGCCTTCAAATTGCTTTTTAAATGGCATTTGCTTGTTGTAAGAGTCCTCTTCATTGCGATAAAGCCTGTCGAGGTGTTCAAATAGTTCGGGATCTTCGGCCTGAATTTTCGCGACAATCGAGCCTAGGATTTGATTGGTATAGACGGTCTGTTCTAGTTGTTGCTCTTTCTGAGCTAAAGCAGTTTCCTTTTCCTTGAATTGGTTTTCCAATTTAGAAAATTCTTCCTGCTTTACGCGCACTTCTTCCGCGTGGGCCATAGTTTTCCTGGTGTAATCGAATCCTTTTTGTAAAAGTTCCTTAAGCTGATCCGGGGAATTGACCGAAATCGGCATTCCGTTGTGAATAGCGCCGAGTGCATTAATCTGAGCGAGTAACTCAGGGCTTGCCTCTTGCGGTTCTTCTTTTCCGACTTGCTCAAGAATGTCTTTTGCGCTCATTTCTGCATTTTCAGATTCGTTAGGAGTCGTTTCCGCTTGTCCTTCTGAAAAAGTTTCCTGAGTTGATTCCGCTTGAGCTCCTTCACTGGTTAACTCGGCCGCGGCCTCCATTAGATTAAATTCACCTGTACTTTCTTCTGACACTGATTATCCTTGGTTTTCCGGTTGGCCGTCATTGGCTCCGTTATTTTCCAAAACTTGTTGCTCTTGAATGCTCATGATGGCGCGCTGACGAAGCATTTCCTGATGCACCTTTTTTTCATCCGGTGACATGACTTGCTTAATCAGGTCGTTTTCGCCTTTCATTTGTTCTGCTTGCGCTTGAATTGATTGCGCTTGTTGTTGCACTTGTGCGACTTGCGCCTGTGCTTCTTGTTGGACTTGAGCTATTTGATTTTGCTGTTCTTGTTTTTCTTTTAGTTTTTTTACTAGTGTATGCTTCCCTGGAAATTCAGGAGTCGCAGATAGAAACATGTCGAAATCGATATGCTGGCCATTTAAAAGGGCCATGTAGAAAGAAATAAGAGCGTCTTTATCGACTCCCGCCATTGAGCCCGGAGATACGTCGATTGTGTAATCGAGATGCTCGGTTTCCATTGGGTTATAAATGACTTCTTCGATTGTGTTGTCGTCTGCTCTTAAACGAAGAGTTTTTTCCTGTGTCCAGTGATTGCGAATAAGGCTTGCCGTAATAAGCGCCAGGCGTCTCATTGAATAGTATTCAAACAATCTGCCTTTTAAGCGAATGCGCCCAACCGCCTGAGTTTGAATCTTTTGCACCATTGCTCCGGAAGCGTTGCCAGTTGGCATTGCTCCGTTCATGGTCTGCTCGTTTTGTCCAGCGATTGACTCCATCGCTTGTTGATCGAGAGCTTTTCTTTGCTCAAGCTGCGGTGAAGTTTGTCCGGCCTCAAGGCGTCTGACTTCAGTTCCGCGTTTTTTCTCAACAACTAGCCCAGGGGCATTGGTTAAATGCTCGTGATCAACTTCCGCCTCGTGATCAACAACCCAACCTGGATTAGAGGTAAGGCGCAAGCTTTCAAACTCTCTGAAGTCCATATCGTTGAGAGTTCTTTGCGGATCGAGAATATTTTTAATTTCACCAAAGCCGTAAATGGTTTCGTCTTTGTAGCAATAGAAGGGAACTAATGGGATATGTCCGTTTTCTTCCGGGTTTTCTCCGTCATATAAAATGACGTTTTCAACGGACTTGATGACTCGCCATCCGTCCTCGTATTTTGGCTCTTGTCCAGTTGGATTGAGTTTTTTAAGCTCATTATGCTCTTCAATGTGGTTGTCAATTATCTTGATCGTGAGCAATCCCTTTCGCAGCTCTTCTGCTTGTGGGTTTTGTTGAATCATCGCCTCGACGGTCTGCTCGATTTGCTCGTAACTTGCTTCGGGCGGAAGGCCTACCATACTTAATAGACTTGCTCTTTGTTGAGAATGCGCCTTTATGTGCTCGTCGTGATTTTCCCATTTGCCAATATCCGGGGCTTCGCCGTTTTCAAGCTGCTTGGTTTCTTCGTCAATTTGCTCTTGGGTTTCTTCAGGTTCAACATCCTCAAGCTCATAGCTTTTTACCCATGTTTCTACATAGGTTACGATGTCCTTCGCTTTAAAATCGCGAGGCTTTCCAACTTCAGTTGAGCGCCCGGCGACATCTCTTTTTTCATAATTAGATTCATCGGCGCTATCTAAGTTGTCCGGCCCCTTTATTTGCATGATCTCATCATGCTTTTCAGGCCAGATTCTAGCGACCGCATCCCTTCTCATGGGAATTTCGATGCGCGCCTTTTCTGATTGCTCAATTGTCTGGGCATTTCCGTCTAAGAAAACGCTCTTCCAGGGCAATTGGCGATATTCAATCTTCCCGTCACCACCGTCGGCATCGGGATTGTAGATAATGTATAGATACCCAGGAGCGCTCCTAAGACCACTCCTAAGCAAAGTTGGAAGCAATAGCGGAAGGTTTTGATCCTGATAGACGTACTTGATCGCCTTGCCAAGATTGTCCGCCGCTGGTTGCATTGCCTCGTTTGAGGCCGTGACCTGTGTACCAGGCATTGAATCGGTGAGGACTGGAATTTCTTGTTCGATAATTTTGAAAATGTGATTCTTGACGGTCTTTACGCCTTCGCCGGTTTTGTGCTGCTTGCCATAGTAGGCATCGTCAAATTCCTTCCATTGCGCTTCAAAGTCTTTTCTGTAAGCAGCGAGTTCCTTTTTGGTTTCTTTTACAACCTCAAGGGCATCCGTCTTTAAATTAGCGTCGTCATTTTTTTCAATTTTATCCATATTGATTAAGAGTAAAGAACGCGCTCGTTCATTTATATGGGGATTCGGAAAGTCGGGATAGTGATTCGCAAACACGAATTAAACTGCCCTTTATTTCGCGTGCATTTTACAATAGGCGCATGAATGAAAAACTTTATAAATTCACGATGGCCGACGGATCAATTGAGTTTCTGACAATCGAGGACGCGCACAAAAAAAACGTCCCTGGATTTCACGAACGTCTAAATGAAATAAGACAAAACTCGCAAAACAAGCGCATGAACAAAGACGGCTTCGAACCGGGATGGCAGGAAAATATTCGGGCCTACGCTGGCGGAAGAAAAGAATATGACAAGCTTTTAAAAGAACGCGGCCTTGTTGAAATTGGTTACGACCGTGTGCCAGAAGACTCAACAACGGTCAAAGGAGCAAAGGGCCTAGACTTCGCCCTTCACGCCAAAGACCTTGGGATTGAATTAAATGACCAAGAGATCGACGCTATCTCCGATGGCTCTTATTTCGATTCTTCTAAGTGTGATCTCTCTATTGATTAACCCACAAAGAAATATAAAAGCACAGCGAGCGCCACAATTCCCGCAATAACCATTGCATAATCTTGCATTGACCACTTCCTTTTGATCACAGTTATTTCACCTGGATTCCTGTATCGTCCTTGTGCCGACGATTGAGGCGGTGTCCACTTTAAAGCATTAACTTTGTCCACTCCCAAGACTTCCGACTTGCATCTAAGCGCCCAGGCATTAGCGTCCCGGTCATAATAGGCCAGGCATCCGGTTTCGGTTAGGCCAAACACGCTGTCGCTGGTTGCAGCAATGGCAATTACTTTTTCATTTTGTTCACTCATAAAAATCGTCCTTTTGTCCTCTAAATTCGGCCATAGGGTCTTTGCTTGGAATATAAACCACGGCCTTTTTGTTAATAACTGGTTTTTCATGCTCTTCCGGGAGCAAGACCTTGTGATCGATTGAATAGAGGGACTCAAAAATCCATTTCTGAAAGACTTTTTCTCTCTCAATGCGCTTTTTTTCCAGGTCGTGAAGCGTATAAAGCAAAATGGCCGGAAGAAAAATAAGAAGTGCTATGATAAATGCGCTCATCGTTTCCCCTTAAGCATTTTTTCTCTGAATAAATCCTTTGTTTCAAAAATTACCTTGTGTTTTTTGTACGGATCAAAGACTTTTGCTGGCTCGTAGACTTGAGTCGCTCCAATTAGCGCCAAACATGTCGCAACAACCCGATCTTTCCCGTTTAACTCAACGTCTCCGGTGTCTCCGCGAGTTACCCGGAGCATTTCCCTGAGCGTGTCCACATCGCGAATATTAATTTCTTCGTCCCTGAATGCCGCAATGAGCCCGTTAAGCATCTTTTGCTTGGTCGCGCTTGTCGTACGCCACCCCATTTTGGAAGTCTCTTTATGGTCCTCAATTTCATCTGTGACTTCTCGCATATAAACACGCAAGTAATCTTCTTCTTTGATTGCCTGAAGCGTCGTGTGCCCCATATTGTTCATTTCCGGCACTATTAAGGCGTTTCGATAAATCTTGGCGAGTTCAACCAGGACTTTCCCGAAGTGATCGGGATCAAGGTGCCCATGAAAAAAAGCGACCTCGTTTAAATTCTGATCGAGAATTTTAGCGTGACTTGCGTCCCCGCCCTCGATTCCTTCAGCAACATCGGCACCGATGAAATAGCGCGAGCCGTCTTTGGGAATCTCGAGGACAGTTAAAAACTTGGGATACATTGAAAGATATGTTTTAGTGAACTTCACCGCCTTTACTTGTGGTGGGTCACTTCGATATTCATTGATTAGATTTTTAAGCTTATCCATATCGAAGACCGGGCGCCCTGTTGAAAGAAACGCCTCTTCTGGATAGCTTGGAAAGTCTTGCTTAAACCGCTCTTCGGGCGTTAGCGCCGAATCGCTTGTTTTGGAGTACTCTGAAATTTTAAGTCTTCGCCATGACAAATTAGCGTGCGTGATTTGCGGGCACCTTCTCACAAGGTCCGCTTCGGTGGCATTTAGAATAAAACCCGGTGGCACCTGCAATTGATAGTCATCAATTTCATACCAAGCGACAAAAAACGGCTTATAAATCGTTTCGCGCCTTTGAGCTGCTTCCCATAAAACATAGAAAGCTTCGCCATCTCCGGCCATGCCGTTAGCAGTTGACTCTTTAAAAATGCGCGTGCCAGGAGCAAGCGGAATAGAGTTTTGCACCCCTTCATCAATCTCAAGAGCGTGAGGATAAAAAGCGTGCTCGGTTAAGTGCGCCCACTTTCTCGTTCCCGATCTTCCGGCATTGGGATCTTGTGCGGTTTCTGATTTAAAGCCCGACCCCAGCCCTTGCTTGACAGTCCTTTGATCTTTGTTGGGATTGTCGAAAAGAATCTCATCGCCATTATTCTTGTCAATCATCGGGCGAATGGGCAGAGGAATGTTATTTACAAAAGTGGAATAGATGCCATGAACTTCATTTGTTCTGGCAAACTTATCAGCGAGCATGATTCCGCGTTCATTAAACTGCGTGGCCATCTTGTGCGTATTAATTCCGGCAATCAACGTAGACCAACCCGCCTGTCTGGGCTTTAGAGAAACCGAACGAATAATTCTATCCGGAAAGTCCTCTTTTAAGTGCTGCAGATAGCGAAGCTGGTATTTACGAAGCACGAACGGGCGAAGACCATGAACTTTTGTGTTAATCTTCAGCGCCGCCCGTGAATATTGTTCAAAATTGTGCAGGTCAATCAAGGCTTATTTTTTCTTTGGGATTAAAGCGCCGATTGAGAATAGTACGCGGCTTTCAACGTGCTCAAGAACCTTGATAGCTTCAGCAATGGCAAGAGTCGCTTCTCTTTGTGTTACTGTTTCAGAAAACGCCAAAAGCTCAACCTTTACTTTTCCAAGGTCGGCATAGATATTTTCCAGGCCTCTTTCTGATGAGCCCGTCACCACTGGCGCAGTTTCAATCGTCACCACTTCTTCTTTTTTTACATCTTTGTTTTTGTTCTTATTTTTATTGCTCATGAGGTACTCCTTATTCTTTTGATTGCCCTTCAACGTTTCTAGCTTGTCGATCAGTAGTTCTTTTCTTTGACCACATAATCGCCTCGTCAAGCTTGGTAATCATCATGGCATTTTCGCGACATGGGAACTTTGCATTTAACTGCTCAACGATATGTTTCGCGACTGCAACCATGTCCTCGACCTGGCATCCGTTTTTACCAACTTCTCTGATCGGTCCGTTCTGGATTTTGAAATACAATCCATTGAATTGGTCGTGAATGATATATCTAAATTCCTCCTGCGCCTCAGCTAGAAAGATAGAAATGTCTGCCACCTCCTTAACTTCTTCTCCGTTAATCTCCTTTACGTCTTTCATTGTTTCTAACGCCACGGTTACTCCTTAAAATATAAATTCTTCTTCTTTTTTAGATTCGCTGATTAGGTCTTCATTGAAATCAAACCATGCCTTAAATTCTTTTTCTTTTAAATTGAGCCTGTGAATGAGTGTTTTTTCTTTTGGATATTCTGACTCATCGGCAAAGTGTCCGCGCTGCTCTTTTAAAACAAGATCGCGAGTCATTTGCCATTCAGTCGGGATCTTTCTTTCGACGTAAACAATGTAGCGGTCGTTTTCGTTGTCTTTGTAGTATTTGCAGATTTGATCTTTAAAGAGATGGTGAACTCTTGGAACGTCATCAGTTTTAACAATGCAAGTCTCTTCGCATCTGCTCATTTCGAGGCGGTTGATGACCTCGAGGTTAGCATCGGTAATGACGCCCTTTAGACGCTCGCGCTTCAGGATCATCTCCATGAGTTTTTGTTCGTCGGCGGTGATCTTTTTGCCCTTGAATAACTCAACTAGCCTGCTTCTCAAGGCAACCAGCTTTCTTGGCTCCATTTCGTTTTTCTGAAATTCTTTGGCAAGTGCTGAAAGTTTCGGGATATTCCCCTCGTCCTTTTCTTTTGCTTTAGTCTTTGCTTCGGCCATCTTATTTTTCTCCCTGTAGTTTTAAAAACTCTTCCACGGTCATATTTGTGTTTGTTTGCTCAATTTCCTGCTTATCGCGCCAGTTCTTTTGGTCTCTGTTTTTAAGCCAGAAGATGCAGGCGGTAGTATCGGGCGGATAGTTTTTCACAATCTCTTCAGAAACAATCATTCCCTCGTGACAAAAGAGCTTTGTTTCTTTGCAAGAGTAGCCCGTTGCCCGCTGATAAAGCGACTTCACGACATTTTCATCTGCTTCATCTTTCCAGGATTGAATTTTTTCTTTTAGTTCGGGATTTTTCTCGCGCCAGTAATCAAGCGTTCGCGGTGAAATATTCAAAACCTTGGCGATCTCAGCGTTGGTGGCCCCCCTTTTGGTCATCCATTCAACTGCATCCATATTTACATCTTCAAGTTTCACTCTTGAGCCTTCTTTTGATCCTGGTCTTTTCTTTGCCATTACTCCTCCATAAGCCCGTACAAAATCCAAATGACTTTAACTTTTACAATTGGAGTCCCGTCATATTCCGGGGCAGATTCTTCAAATCTATTTCTCCAAAGAGAATTAAAGTACTGAGCAAGCGCCAGATACTCTTCGTGGCAAATGGCACGCATTCCGTTTTCTCGTTCACAATAAGTGCTAGGATTGATGCCGTTATCTCTGGCGACTCGATACATGGATAACCCAAGCATTTCTCGGCACCACTTGATTCGCTTGCCAACCGGGTTAATCCCCTTTATTTCGCGCTCATCGTTTGCCTTTGAATTTTTACTCATGTAAATACCCTATTCGGAAACCTGAGCTATCTCTACTTCAATTCGGGAAGGCGAAAATGAAACCCTTCTGCACAACTTGCATCGACGAGAACCATCAGGCTTTAGGGTGTAGCTCCCTTCTGTGTACTCGTGCCCCCACTTGCACGCCGAACGCCTTCTCCCTTTCAGGTTTTTCGCTCTTCGAATGCGCATGCACTCACGACACCGCCGATGCCCTTCGTGCACATACGTATTTTGGTCATCAAAAAGATGTCCGCGAACACAATGCGTTTTTACTTTATTGAGCATTAAGTGTGAGTCAGTGTTCTGGGTAACATTCTCAATATTGGTAACGGCCCTTAGGTGGTCTGGGTTTACACAAGCCTTGTTTTTGCAAAGATGATCTATTACGAGTCCTTCTTTGATTCCGCCTTTAAATATTTCACAGGAGACTCTGTGGGCAGGATATTGCTTGCCGCTACCTCTCTTGCCCTTGTAAAATCTCCCATAACCCTTATGTTTATTTCCTGTCCAATTCCAACAGTCGGTTTCTAAATCGACCCTTATGAATTTTAAAAACCTTTCATGATCTTCGAAGAATGGAATGGGGTTGATCTTAAACATTGCCTTCCCCAAATAAGATATTCACGTCAACACTCTTTCCCAGGTCTACACACGCACTCGCTCTTATCGATGCCCTAGGAACGATTTGATTAAGGGTTTCAGCGTCAATGAAGCAAATTTTGTCAACTTGTCGAAAATGAACCACAAAGCCCGCGACGAACCCATTACGTTGAATCTTCAATAATGATGACAATTGATCTCTGTTGATAGCGCTGTAGGGGTAGGATTCGCCGGCCGTGGTCTTGGCGTCGAAATAAATTGCCTTTCCGCCCGTCTTCGTGGCGAAGTAGTCGAAAGGTTGCTTCATTCGAATAAATTTATTCTCGCCTATTTGCTTGTAGCCATTTTCAATTCGCTCCACATTCCACCCCTTAACAGAGAGGCATTTGTAAGCGTATTTCTCAAACGAAGCGCCGATTTTTGCAGTAGAAATATTTGTCATGAAAAAAGAATTTCACGAGCGGAATTGATTTGAAACGATGTTTCGGGAAGGCGAAAACGGGGCGGCGGCTTGCCCCAACGTTGGTTTTATTGACCGCCTATTGCTTGCCTTGCTTTTTCAAGCCACATACAAGTAGGGCATTTGCAATCGCAATTGATCTCTACGTTCGATCTCGGTAAATATTCAATCGCTTCTTTCACTAGCTCTCTCATTTCAATAATCTTTTTATTCATGTCCGCAATTGTTTTATTTCTATCATTAGCGACATTGCCCATGCCAGTGAGAAGGCGGGCATTTTCTTCTTTCAGTTGTTTATTTTCAAAATACCTAGAATCAGACTCTTCTTTCAAGCCATCAATTATTTTTCGCGCAGACTCTTCGCCTGATGAATACCAAAAATGTTCAAGCGTAGTCATTTCTTGCTTGTTATGGACATCGGTTTTATCTGAAACAATAGCATCTCTCCCTTCATTCATAATGGAATCAATTCTGTTTTTTAGTTTTTGGTTTTCTTGTTCAAGTTCCTGTAGCCTGATGTTTAAATAATCCTCTAGGCAAGTATCTCGAACTATTTTTATTTCACTCATACTTTACACTTCCTTTTTGCTTGAGTTTCTCTGGCGAGTTCCTCCAATGCTTCATATTTATACTCCCGCGCATCCTGTTCTACGAAGTCAACAAAGTCACGCTCGCGCTTTAACTCGGCTTTGAGCTGGGCGAGTTCTTTCTTTAAAACCTCAACTTCAAACGCTCCAAGAGTTTGTAATACATTTCTCAGCTCTTCAATCTCCGCATCCTTCTGTGTGATTTCTTCTCTGAGCTTCTCGCACTCATCAAAATAAGCCTTTTGATTTTCATTGCAATTTTTTAAAAACTCAACCTCCGCCTCGCTATTCTTGCGTCCGGCGATGTAATAACTAAGCGCGGTTTCCTCGTGGTCTCTTTGTGAGTAAAAGTGATGATCCTCTTTTATTTCATCAAATTCTTGTCTATATTTTTCTTCGCTCATTTAAAACCCCACTTTTCTTTGTATTTCTGAATAAATTCTTCTGGAAACTGAGTTCTGTATCCGCATCTACAAAAAAATTGCTTTCCATCAAACTCCATTCTTGGCCATTGGTAAAAGCATTTACCTTCTTTGCCGCAGTATGGGGTATATCCTATTCTGGTCATTAGATTTTCTTTTACGATACTCATGATTACTCCAATGCTGCTTTGATTGCTTCAAACTCTTTCACATACTCGTCACTAGAGTTGCGTTGTAATTCCTTTAGCGCCTCTAGCGCCTTCTCGTTTTTAAGACGTTGTTCTTCTGTGCGCTTCATTGAGGCTTGCAAATAAAACCCATAATCATTTCTTACTTGTTCATTTAAATAGTATCCATAGTCATTATGAACCATAAAATAGCTGTCATCGGGATGAAGATATTCGGCATACATTTCATCATATTCTTTCTCAAACTCTTCCCGCCAATTCGCTTCATTTGTGTCGTTATTCATTTTTCCCTCAAGACAAGTCTTTGTTCTTAAAAAAATATAGTCAGAGCCGTCTTCCTCATCTCCATTATCAACCTCTTCATTGGTTAACGTGCAATGGTATGTACCTTTGATTTTTTCCAAGTGTTCACAAAATGGTTTTGTTGAGCATCGCTCTGGTTTGTTTATATTGAATCTCATTCCCCACCTTCCTTTTTATGTATCGTAATATATTTTCTTTTCCTAAATGGTTCCGCAATTGCATCACCGAGCAATATAATCAATATGCAAGTTAGGAATGGGTGTCTCTCTATGAATGACAATAACTCACTCACTTTCCCCACCTTCCTTTTCTGGAAACAATTTTCTCCACGACAAACAAAGCGCCCTGCTGGTTTCTTCATGTGACTTTAAATTTATGCAAAATTTCAAAATTTTCATCACTCGTTCACGTTCCGCTTTAACTCCGGCATCGAAGCCGCCAAAGAATCCCTTTTTATATCCCTTTTTTGATCCAGGCATAGAGTAATCATATTTTGCCCTTAGCTCTTCCCACGCCTTTTCCTTTGCCTCTTTCAAGTCTTTCATATAACCCTTACTTGTTTTAATTTTAGTTAAGTTTAATTTTCAAATCTGAATTTGATTTTGTGCTTTTCATCCACGTTTGCCCATCTGCATACAAGACCTAGAGCATCTTGATTCTGACTGTGCTTGTCTGTTAGAAATTTTTTAAAGTGATCTGCCACATATCCCTCAAACTCTTCCTCGCACTCCGCTCTATCCACAAAAAGGTCGGAATATCCATTTAGTGCAATTGTGATGAAATTTTTATCGTCTAGCACCTCGCTTAAACATTCCCAGTCATATCTATTCGCCTTTAAAACAAACATCGCGTACAGGATTTCTTGGTCTGTGTAGCTCATGCAATCCTCACAAGGTAAAATGCACAAGCGGTAAATACCCAAACTAAAACATGAGCGATTATTTGCCCCGCCTTTGTTTTCTCTCTATCTGTGCCGCATGCCGAAACACACACTAAAACTTGCATCACGCATGCTATAAACCAAATCATCACTCCACCTCTCCGAAGAGTTCTTTTTTAAGCTCGCCCCACGGAATGAAATCTTTTTTTGCCTTGATTTCATCAAACTGCGACTCTGTGATCTCAATCTTACGCTCGGGCACTTCGTAGGTAATTGTGATTTTGTTTTTGTAATAGTTGTTCTCTTTCACGAACTGAGAAATAAACGGAACATCATCTG